ACCTTCTCTGTCTGACAAGTCCTACACGGTCAAGCAAATCTTTAGCAGCACTCAGCTTGTCCCGTAATCCCAGTTCAGTAGGATCAATCATACCACTAACCAAAGACATAGCAGCACGTGGGGCATTACGAGCCATATAAAGCTGCGTACGATCCATGATTTCTTCTTTGAGACTCTTGATTATTTCAGACGTACCGACACTATCAGCATAGCCTGCTAGCTTCTTAGCATGTACAACATCCCCACCGGCCTCTTCAAAGAGTACCTCTAGGAATTTCTGTTGGCGTTCTGTTAGTTCTCTCATTTATTCTTTTCCTTTAACCTAATAAGTTATTTCCTATACTTCTTTACTTTGCTGGAAATTTTTTTAGGCTGTTTAACAAATTGCTTGCCTGCCTTAGTGCCTTCTCTTTTAGCTTTAGTAGTTGCTGCATATTCATTTGCAGATAAAGCCTTGATAGCCTTTTCAGGTAAATATCTCTCACCCGTTGCGCCCGGGCCTTGGGTTGAAGGCTTCCCACTTTTAGTTCTCCATTTTTGTGCTGTCCAATCTTTAAGGGACTGTTGAGTTTTCTTAAGTGACATTTTTCTTAAAGCACCCGTATTTAATTACAGCATTTATTTTTTCTTCATCTAATGAAACCGCATACCGATCTGTCACTTCTTCTATACGCTGATCACATTCTTGTTTTGTTGTAAATGTTTTATGCTGCTCATTTACAATTTCAGCACACCCAAGTGTAGCTGTGCAAATTATCACAACCATGTACCACATTATTTGTATCCACCGCCTTTGGCTTTGTACTCTTTGGCAACCATTTGTGCTTTTCTGGCAGACCATTGCCCAGCGGCTCCACCTTTGTCACCCGCCTTGATTCTTTCAAATATGGACTTACGTAATGCAGGTTTAGTGTAGACTCCAGCTTCATTGACACGTGACTTTGATTTAGCTGCCATTTGCATTTGCCGGGTCAAAGTATTCTTCTACAGATATGATTGCTGACATTGTTGATCCTGTCTCTGAAGTAAATCGAAGCTTGTCACCTGAGTTCATAATCAAATAACCATCACTTAGTTTTAAGAAGTTATAAGCTGACACCACATACCCCGGAACAATTGTGTAATACACACTATTTGTATGATCATACCAAGAGATTGTAATCGTCTTATTGCCGTTGGTATTATTTGATACAAACACAAGATCTACCTTGGCAGTAAAATTGTTAGGGCAAGTGTAAACATCAGTGGCTGTGTTAGCCGCTAGATTAGCCCCGACAGTTTTAAACCGAGGTAGGATTGCTTGTGTCATTTTTTCTTAACTTGCTTTTTACTCTTACCAGCTTTACTGAGTGCAATAGCAATTGCTTGCTTTTGTGGCAACTTTTCTTTCTTCACCATACGGCTGATGTTTTCACTTACAACCTTTTGACTTGTGCCTTTTTTCAGAGGCATACTGTTTCCTTTTTTAGCCATACCACCTTTGTTATATGGTTCACGTAAATAAGCTGTAGTTTCAGCCGCATCTTTCATGCGTTGCCCTATCAACGTACGTAACCTATTCTCATCTCCATTTGCGGCAGAAACAAGTAATCTTTTTTCGCCACCGGGAAGAGAGTTAAAAAACTCTTCCATATCTCCGTCTTTAGTAGCAGCCCTAATTCCTTTAGCTACTCTCTCTTCTTTTTCACTTTTTTCTCTAGCCTTATACCCCAAAGCTTCTGTTCGTGTTACTGGCTTTTTACCTTCGGCTCTTTGTTCAGTTCTGCTCGGACTTTTTTTAAGTTGTAATTCAGATGTCTCATAAATGTCTTCACCACGAGAACCTTTACCTACAACTTTAGTTTCACGCATTACTCCCTTTTTGGCTTCTTGAGTCGTACCCCCACCCGGACGTGCAACAGCAATGCCGGGTTTTTTAGATACAGAGGATTTTCCTACTTCACCAGTTTGAACTACTGTTTCTTTTGCTGACTTTTCAGCAGTTTCTTCTTTTGCTTTCTTTGCAGCAAGCCTTTCTTCCTTGGCTTTTTCTGCAGCATTAACTAACCGAGTAAATTTTTTACCTAGCTTTGTAACAATACCCATTTTACTTTTTCTTTTTAGCTGGGGCTTTAGACATCTTCACCGGAATCACTAGCATACCGGTAGCTGCCTTCTTAGCCTTCATAGCACACTTGCCTGCAGCTTTACACTTAGCAGGTGACGGACATCCCGGGCATGGTTTAAATGCTTTCACACTACCCCCTTTAGCCATCTTCTTTTTAGGTGGCATATCAGGCTCTTCATTAAAGTCACCCTTAGGGGTAAAGCTACTTGGCTTATCTAGCCCAAGTTCTTTGTACATCTGTTCAAACTCTTTAACCGACATACCTGCTGTCGGTTTACCTTTGTACGTCTTTGGGATAGGAGCCTTGTTAGCCATTAGTATGTGTCCTTACTTGTTACGGCTACCGCCAGAGGCAGGGTTAGAAGCACCACACTTAGCCATACCACCTTTAGCCATTTTCTTTTTAACCATGCCACCGTAAGCCATCTTGCCCTTGCCGTCACCCACAAAAGTAGGTTTACCATCTGGGCCCATCGGCATACCACCTTTAGCCATTTTCTTTTTAGCCATACCACCATAAGCCATCTTGGTGGAATCACGACCAATCTTCTTTAGTGCGTCTTCCAACTGCTTACGCTCAGCAGGTGTATACTCAGCTTCTGTCTGCTCAAGAGTACGACCCTTTTTAGCAGGAGCATCTAGTTCCTCTTGAAGTGCTTTCTTTTCAGCAGCACTCAGTCCCATCAACTTCTTAGCAATTTTACTTGATAAAGCCATTTTACTTTCCTCTCTTAGTTGGTTTTTTTACTGCAGGTTTTTTTACTGCAACTGGTTTTTTAGCAGCAATTGCTTTTTTCTTAGCCATGCCACCTTTACGAAATTCAGACATATCTTGAGTAGCACGATCATATTCTTTTGTGACTGTGTCCCTTAAACTGTCTGAACTTGGCAAACGTTGTTTATTAGCCTCGGTACGATTTTTAACTTGCTTAGAAGTTAGTTCTCCTTTGGCTTCTCGTTCTTTTAAGCTTTTAACAGTGCTTTTATTTTCTGCTCTACGCTCCAGTTCATTCTTTGCATAGTATTTTTCAGTACGAGTTCCATTTTCTGCCAGATCTTCAAGTTCAGCTTTTTTAAGGCGACCCATTTTTTCAAATACAGATAGGTCTTCAGCTATGTACTCTGTGTAGCCAGACTTATCTTTTTTAGCAAGCTTGGCAGCATACTTGCCCAGTGCGCTAGAAATACCCATTTTACTTCACTCCTTTTTTATGTTTCTGCCCTTTAGGGGGCATTTTCTTACTACCACTTGGGCCTGCCCATAGTTCCTTGTCAGCCCAGTAAGCTGCTGACAACTTGCCCTTCTTGATATTACTAGCATGCCTTGCTTTGAAACTAGCACGTGCCTCAGGGCTGTAGTTATGCCCCATGCTGCTATCACCAAAGTGGATCAACTTAACCTTGTCACCTTCTTTGGCTACAACCATCATCTTCTTCTCAGGCTTAGTGGATCTCTTAGGCTGATTATAGCCTGTGAAACCCATCTTCTTATAACGATCAGGAAAGTCACTCACTTGCTTATTCCTTTGGAATTAGAACACGGGATTCTGACCATCCCTCTTTCTTCATAGCAGCCTCTACATCTGCTAGTGGGAACAGTATCCCTGTCCGTTCCTGTAAGGCCACACGAACAAAGAATACATCGCTATGGGGTACATGTAAAGATTCCAACCGGTTGAAGCGTACAGCTTCATAGAAATCTTCAAGTACGAAATTGTCTCTAAGGTATAAGGTTTTTTTAGCCACAGTCAAGAACTTTCTTTATGACGGGCTAGGCATTAAGAAGTACAGACATTACAACTAAGTACGTATCCTACCGTTTTGTACTCACTTAAGTGATATCACTTGTAAGTGTTTTATAGTTAAATGTTTTTTTATAGTTTAGTTGTATATACACTTATAATGTTTTTTTATATTTTAACTATAATACATTTTAACTGTAGTCACTTACAGTACTAAGTTATATGGGGTTTTGTAGCACTTGTCAAGTACTTTTTCACTTGTACATGAAAATAGTTGCTATGGCCTACCAAAATTTCACATTGTGGTGTCTGTACAGCTAAGCTAGCCAGTACTTACATTGTACCATAAACACGTGTCTCCCACAATCCCCTACTAAACACCACAATCCCCCACCATTTACAGTGATAGGGATACAGGTGCTTATGTTTACAGTGAGGTAGTTAAGGTGAAGTACAGCAAGTGAGTAAGTACTAACCTATTATAAAAACCTGATCTGTGTAAAAAGCCATATACATATAACGCTAGCCCCCCACCGGCCCACGCCCGCCCGTGCCTAGGGCCGAGTGCGCCTAGCGATCACGTGTCACTCGCTGTGATGCGATTGCAATGCGAGGATTGGCAAACTCCAGCCCATAATGCATAGCATTATCAATGACTTAGCCATACCCTTTAACTGATATAAAATCAGTTAATGTGAAAAAAAAGGATGCAAAAGGGTAGTTTTGAGGGCTTATCCAAAGGATACCCCGTCGGTGTACAAACCTATTTGTCAACCCCACCTTCGGTGTTCATCACTTTAACCTTACTCACCTTCGGTGTTTATCACCTTTGATGCTAGGTCACATCGACTCCCTTTTGGCTATGCCAAAGCAGTGTCGAATGTTCGTCACTAGCCATTTTCCCTTTTGCCAATGTAATTGGCATGGTCTGTGCTTTGGGTCGATTTGCCGAATCAGTCTCATGTCATCACGTACGAAACTTAGTGTGAGCCGAAGGCTTCCTACGTGGAAGTTTGGCATGGCTTTTGCTGGGTCGAAAAGTGCCAGACAACCCTTCTGTGGGTTTATAGGGAACTAGTATTTTACCCCCTGAACTTCAGTGAAGGGGGAATAAAATACAGTTCCCTGATTATAAACCAACAGAAGGAAATTGAAAAATGAAAGATAACCGATCGATTGCCGCTTTTTTCAGCCTAGTTTTCATGCTGATTGCAATGGCATGCTATGGATTTGCAGCATTGGCTTTCCCATTCGGTAGTACCGAATCGTTGTTGCTGTTGTGCATTGCCATTGGCAATGTTTTACTTGCTGTTGCCGCTTCAATTGCTTCACACTAATTCATCCCACCATCCTGAAAGGATTCACACCATGAAATCGAACCTCGCCATTATCGAAGATAAAGCCATTGTCGCTCCCTCTGCTAAAGCAGAACAATCGAAACCGAAGGTTTCTACTGTAGCCAAGGGAGTACAAATCCCCTCTCTGAAAGAGAGCAACCCAATCTTCAGCCGTACCTTCGGTACTGAAGGCCACACTCTTGGCGAAGCCATTGAGCATCAAGCCAATGTTTACAAGTCCCTTGTAAAACAACGTAAGGGTCAACTTGAAAAGTTGAAAGGTATCGGTGAAGTCCTCATTGAACTACGTTCAGTGTCTGGTGCTTCAGACAAAGATTATGGCAAACTGGTGTCGAAGACACCACTTGGAATAATGTCCCGCCAAGATCGATCTGATGCCATGTGGCTTGCCACAGAGTGGCAAAATGTTCAGAAGTTTCTAAAGGACATGTCAATGTCCTCTGCTTCAGCGGCTTACCTTCGTCAGCAGTTACGGAAAGCCTCTAAGCCGAAGGCTGAGGCTGATGATGCTGACACTGTTACCGAAGGTAACGAGGGTAGTGTCGAATCTTCGACAGTAAAACAGCCGAAGGCTGATAGCAAGTCTGATGATGATGCAGTAGAAGTATCTACTGCTAATGAATCCGAATTTGCTAGTAGCATGGCTCAAATCGCTAAAGCCGAAGGCTTAGACCTTGCCAAAGTGATTGCGGCTCTGCAGGCTTTAGCCTGATGATTGCGGGGTGGGTAGCGTCATGCTACCTGCCCCGTAGTGCATCACACACATGTACCTGCCTGTATGTGCATACCCACATGTACATACACGTATGTATATATAACGTGGCACAGAGAACGTGGCACTAGAGCAAAGGCTATGCCAAAACAAATTAGGTGAAAACCCTCGGTCTATGCTGGCATTGGATTCCATGGCAATTTATTGCATTGCACCTAAGATTGGTACGAATTTTTCCCCTTATACATGTGAGAGCCGCAAATTTTTACTGTCGAATGTTCGTCACTAACTGGAGACACAAAATGACCCAAGAGCAATACAATCAAGCACACATAGATGCCATGCAAGCAATCAATATGTATGCCTCAGGCTTGATACTCTTGCATGAACTACAACGCCTAATTGCTGATATTGATGCACCTATTCCAAATCCCACGGAAAAGATGCAGTATTTAGTTGACCCTGCCACCGGCCTTAGTTTTTAGGAAAACACACATGCCACTAGCACATTACATAGTAATGAAAGGGTAGTCCTATGGAAATCCTCGTCATAATCAAGCCCCAATATGGGTGCGTAGCGTATCACCCTGATAATGCACAGGCTAAAGCATTGGCTGAAATTGCAGGCACTAAAACTCTCACTCCACGTGTCTTGAAACTGGCACAGGGTATGGGATTTGAAATCAAGGGTAGGTTTGACTTCGTACCTGCAGGATCAAATAGCAATTACATGCCAATAGAATTGGCATTTTAATTGCCTTAAAGACAACGCATCACCCATGTGTATTAGGTTATATATTTTTACCCCTGAACTTAAGTGAAGGGGATAAAAATATATAACCCTGTACGTGAAAGCCACTGTCGAATGTTCGACACTAGACTGAAAGGAAACTTGCAGATGAAAATCACACTCACAAAATTCACCCAAGCATTCCCAATCCCTGAGTCCAAGCCCAATGACTTCCAGTCACTGCATGACAAGGCACACACTGCAGGCATGAAAGCCGGTGAGAATGCTATCCCTGCCCCGATGACAGTTTATCAGGCAGACTTTGCAGGCAACCCAATCGGCAAGTCATGGTTCGTATCTGAAGGGGCATGTGGGTTTGCCTCTGTGAAGTTCAAAGGCAATACTGCATGGGGCAAATGGGCTAAAGCCCAAGGCATTGCTAGTCCTGCCTACCCTAAAGGGTTGCACATTTGGGTTGGTCAGTTTAACCAAAGCATTGCCCGTAAGGAAGCATATGCCCATGCTTATGTTGAAGTACTGCGTGAGGCTGGAATCGAAGCCTATGCCGAATCCCGTTTAGACTAACTCGGAGGTCATATGACATACGTAGCGTTTGCAGTTGAAACCCACAGGCATGGTGGCCCTTTTGATAGGGGTGGTGCTGATGCCTACTATGGCAGGGAGTTTGACCCACACTACTACGAAGGGGATACCTATAGATCCCGTAGAGTGCCCATGGCTGAGATGTCTGCAGGTGAGATTGAGCAGTATGCTCGTGCTTACAATAGCACTACGGACAGGAAAGATTATGGGGATATCAACGATTGTTGTGTCGAATATTCGACAGTAGATGAGGTTACAGATGAGCGTACATAAT